CTACCACAGCTCGACGCCGCGGTCATCGGTTCCGACGAAGATGCCCATGTCACCCCAGGACTGTTCGCGGGTCTCGACCCAGATCGCGTTCCGCATGGCGGCTTTGGCGTGCGCGCGGCCGATCTTGTGGCGGCGGCTGGCGCGGGCGAACCGGAATCGCATAACTCGATTGTGTCATACACAACCGAGCAAAGCAAGCGGTAATGTCATACACAAACGAGACGATACGCCGTTGCTTCTTGCTCGTCGTGGTCCATGCGAAGTTAGACGTCGTTAGCACGAACCCGGTTCCCCGCGGGCGCATTGTGCTCAACATAGCACGAATACGTGCTAGTATGGCTACACCAACCCGGTGCCGTTCCGTGAGCCGAAGGGCTAATCGAGGTTTAGGAGTAGACGCGACTAGCGCAGCCTTCGATGTGACTTACTTCCATGTAATTCAGCGTTAGGCTTCGAGGCGACGGAGGGTGACCGGGCTCAGGTGTCACCATTCGTGTCAGCGGACCTAGCGGAGGAGACGCGTTGAAACGACGGGCAGCAAAATCGCCAGTGAGGATTTTGTCCCTGTTCACCGGCGCTGGAGGACTGGACCTCGGTTTCGAGGGCGTGGAGGGCATCGACGTTGACGTTGTTGCATGCGTCGACAACGACCCCGAAGCTTGCAAGACACTCCGCTACAACCGACCAGATTGGCCGGTTTTCGAGAAGGACATCCGGGATTACTTTCCTGATGAGGTCGGCGACGTCGACGTTGTCATTGGCGGGCCGCCGTGCCAGGGGTTCAGCAGTGCCGGCAAGGGCAACCCTGACGACCCCCGCAACTTTCTTTGGAAAGAGTACTTCCGCATCGTCGAGGCGGTACAACCGCGCGCGATCGTCATTGAGAATGTCTCGGGACTCAAACACCGCCGGAACGGCGACCACCTGAGCGGCATCATGCACGCGCTGGAGTCTCAGGGTTACCACTTCGCGATGGGGGTACTAAACGCCGCAGACTTCGGAGTTCCGCAGACGCGACGACGCTTGTTCGTCATTGGGTTAAGAGACGGGGAGCCAACGCTTCCCGCGCCAACCGTCGAGGAGCATGCGACCGTAAGGGATGCGATCGCGGACCTCGAAGGGACCGTGAAGCCGGAACTGAATCACGTTCCGAACAACCATGCACCGCATGTCGCGAAGCGATGGGCCAAACTCGCCCCTGGCGAGGTAGACCCAAACTATCGACGTGCGCGGCTGGACTATGACGCTCCTTCCCACACCATCCGGGCAGGAGGCGGGTATGGACCACGGGGGGATCATCTCGCGGGCTTCCACCCGCCGATTCACCCAACCCTTCCGCGACAGCTCACGGTCCGAGAGGCAGCGCGAATCCAATCATTCCCAGACGACTGGATTCTCCAAGGCAGTAAGACGGCGCAGGGTCGGCAGGTAGGTAATGCGGTGCCGGTCCTACTTGCAGAAGCAGTCGCAGAGCATGTCCTTGGCTTACTGAACGGATCTGCGTCAGATCTTTCAAGAAGGTCGGCCTAGCCTTCACCTAATCCGCAAGCGATTACGAATGGATTGGGCGTAACTCCCCGCCTCTGGCAGGTTTTCGGGTGTGATGAAGGCGAGCGATAGGTCGCTTGTAGAGATCACCTCAGTGTCCAGCTGTCTCAAGGGAGCCACTTCGCCATCTATCAGCTCGCGTGTGGTGTCGTATACATAGCGGACGAAGGTGATGCTTCCGGGTTGCTTTGGTATACGTCTGAATCGGTGTTCGCCGCCTAGCCTGATCATGATTCGCCTGTACACAGATTCAGGTGTCACGAGGTAGATGCCGCTTCGGCATAACTCTTCGGCCTGAAGCATCAGCCCCTTAACTATCAACTGCGCGAGTATGCGCTTATTGACGTTCTCCCAGTTAAGGCCCGCGTTTGTTGGCTGATTGTCCTGTCTATCGACTCTTAGTCGATCGGCGCTAGTAGCCAGGCTCCTGCTGTTGGTCGTGTCCATGGACTGGACTTCGACGGGCGTAAACCGAATCAACTCACCGAGTTCGTTAACTACAATGAGAAGAAAATCGACGGAGTAACGCGGACCTTCTGGATACGCGGGCGGCAATCTCACCTCACCGCCCCAACCTCCGCCTAACACCCCGACCTGGGCAGTCGCCTTTTGAACAGCGACCGCATGTGCACTAGCGCCCGGAACGAGTGTCGGCCAGCCGTCGGCACCTCGATCGATAGGGACATCATCAAAAGCGTCTGATGCAATGCGCGCCAGCACACGGTGACCGTCGAAATAGAGTCGGTTAGGACAAATGATTACCGGTTCGCTCGCGGTTTCGATGGAACAGATTCCTGTGGGTTTTACGCAGTCCGCAGCTAGGAACGGGCATCGCCTGGCGACAGCGGACTCCGCGGCGGCTGGCGACATGTCGGCAACGCGATAGCCGTACCACTCATAGATAGTCGCCGCCATGGCACGACCTTAGCGATTGGGCGGCTCGAGGCAGTCCAGCAACGCGCACTCTCTAACGTATGCACTATGGCGTCGCACGCTTCGTGGGCATCGAGCGCAGCCGCGCGAGCGACGATGGTCGCCAACCGCAGCAAGGACACCGGTCCTGAGTTGGCCATACGCAGGCTGCTCCATCGCCGAGGCCTCCGATACCGGGTCAACTTTCGACCGTTGGCTGGTTGGCGGAATACAGCCGATGTCGTATTCACCCGACAGAAGGTCGCTGTTTTCGTGGACGGATGCTATTGGCATGGTTGTCCCGAGCACTACTGGGCGTCCAAGACGAATATCGACTACTGGGAGCCGAAGATCGAGCAGAACCGCGCCCGAGACGCGCGTGTAACCGAAGCCCTATTGAATGCGGGTTGGCAAGTAATCCGAATATGGGAGCACGAAAGTCCCCAGGCAGGCGCGGACCGGATCGAGGCGGCAGTCCGAGGAAGCGATGGTCGCTAGCGTTGAGCTTTCCATCGCTGCACGGTCGCGGTCGCGAGTCCAGCGGCGCGGGCAGTATCGCGTACGGACATGCCGGCATCCAGTGCATATATCACCAATACTCGGCGCGCTTCATCCGCAGCTTCACCAATGGTTCGTAGACGGCTCAACAGCTCGTCCGCCAAGTTATGCGGCGTGAGATTCATGTCGAGCAGGCCGCTCGCTTCAGCAGCAGCGTCAGCGACCCGCGCAAGGTTCTCGGCCAGGACTTCCGGCGTCGCGTCGTCCCGTCCCATGAACGCAGCGTATCGTCGCCGTCCCGGGCCTACAGACACGACCTTGACACGGGTCTCGCCTTCCGGCATATATACAGATATGCCCCGCTTGCACCGGGGCTAGAGGCGTTTGTTGGACGCTGAGGCCGCTGTCGACCTTGGCAAGGCAGAATATGGGTCTAGCCCACCAGTGCGTGTTCGGACCACGACGACGGGCTTTGTCTACACATCCACGACACACCACAGAAGCCGCGGCCGCCACACCCCACAAGCAGCCGCCACGCGACAAACTAAGTGTTCATGGATACACTGAACCGCAACCACCGCTGTGCCCGAAACCGGGACAGCGGTTTGCCCGCAACCGGGGAGGTTCTGCCGTGGCACACGCACCGACACCGCAGAACGAAGAAGCTATCGCCAAACTGAACCGCTACTGGACCCACGGCGCCGGCGCCGCGAAAATCAACTGGGGCGTACCCGGCGACTTCGCAAGGTGCGAGGCCGAACTGGGCAAATACATTCACGACCCCGAAGTCGTCAAAGGACACTGCGCCAACCTGCACCACGCCGCAACCGGCGCATGGCCCGGCCACGCACCAGGCGCCGAACAAGCCGCCGCACGCGCCAAGCACATCGCCGCACTCGCACGCGAACGGAACAAGGGGCGATGACCGCCGACCTTGTTCTCGTGCTGGTCATCACTCACGTCGCCGCCGTGATGGTCGGTGCGCTATCAGCGCACCTTGTCGACTGCGGCCACTGCCATCACCGCCACCACATCGAAGACTGATGGCCGACGACGAGTACGACGAATACGCAGTGCGCGTCATGAACCCCAACGGCAACACCGTCCACGGCGGATACGTCATCACCGACGGAGAAGGCTCACTAGCCGTCGTGCCCGACGCAGCCAAGGCCACCGTGTTCACTGACATCGACGACGCCATGCTCGCCATGAACACGCTCACCACGCGCTACCGGCAGCTGAGCGCCGAAGACTATGCCAGCAACGTGCAAGTCGTCGTACGCACAGTGCAACTCGTGCGTACAGCATTGGAAGAACGCGGCCGCCAACGTGCGGCCGCCGCCCGCTAGTGCCACGCGCGCCAAGGCGCTGCCCAGGCGACAATGGCCAGTGCACGAAGCTGATTCGCAATCGCAAGTACTGCCACGACCACACCGTCGCGTGGGCTGGTGAACGCACCGCGTCGAGCCGGATCACTCGCGACACCCATTGGCGCGAGAAGGTCAAACCGGACATCTTGCAGCGGGACGGCTACCAGTGCCAGATCAGATACGTCGGCATCTGCACCGGATACGCCACCGTCGTCGACAAGATCGCGCCGGCCGCACGCCGACCCGACCTCGCGTTCGACCCCGACAACCATCGCGCCGCGTGCTGGGAATGCAACGACACCAAGTCACGCACAGCCGACCGTGGCAAGCCCGAACCACCGCGCGCCACGTAGCACGCGCGGCCCGACGGTCACCGCGCGCCAGCCGCCCGCCAGGGTGACCGTCGCGGGAGGGTTGCCTGGCTTCGACCACCGCCGCCCGGGGGCTGGCGGCCGCGGCCCCAGCCGGTCCACCCCTCCCCCCTGACGTACTGAACAGCCGCGCTGTTCTGTGAAAAATGGTCTGTACGGTTCCGGCGAACTCGCCGGGCTGGCCGCCTGGTCGCCTACTGAATTCCGTTGCGTGCCAGCGGTTTTGGACGTGATTCCCGCGTGTGAATGTTGTTCGCGCGCAATGTATTTCCCGTTATGGGAGCCCTCGACCCGATATGGGAGTTGAAGATCATGCCGCCTCATCCGAAAGACCCGTCGGTGCGTGCTCGGCGTAACAAGACGTCGACTCGTGCCGTGTTGAAGCCGGTGAAGAATCCGACGATTCCGGCGTTGCCGGATGGGCCGGATTGGTATCCGCAGGTGCAGGCGTGGTGGCGGCGTGCGTGGTCGTCGCCGATGGTTCCTGAGTGGACTGATTCGGACGTGGACACGATGTATCTGGCGGCGAAGCTGATGCAGGAGTTTTGGTCGCCGGAGACCAGCGCGAACGTGTGCAAGAACTTGGCGGCCGAGATTCGGCAGTTGCTTTCGCAGTGCGGGTTGACGCCGATGTCGCGCCGGTCGTTGCAGTGGGAGATCGAGCGCGCGGAGGAGGCCCAGGAGCGTGGTCGGTCTCGGCGGGCCGCCGGGGGCACTGCGGCGTCGGGGTCGAAGTTGGCGAAGAACGGCAAGGTTGATCCGCGGGTGGCTCGCCGCGAGCGCAACGGCTTGCAGTCGGTCGGCTAGTGCCTGCCGGTGGAGCTGGTAGTACCGCCCGACGACGATAAGCCGTTGCCCACGTTGGGCGATCAGGTCTGCGCGTTCATCGAGGAACGCGCGGTCTACGGGCCGGGTGACCTCAAGGGGCAGCGTGTCGTGTTGTCGGAGGACTGGCGGTACTGCCTGTATCGGCTGTATGAGCATTGGCCGCGTGGGCATCCGCGGGCCGGGCGCCGCCGGTTCAAGAAGGGCCGGTTGTCGGTGCGCAAGGGTGCGGCGAAGACGGAGCTGATGGCGTTCGTCGCGTTCGTCGAGTTGCATCCTGAAGCGCCGGTTCGGTTCAACGGGTTCAACCGGGACGGCTCGCTCAAGGAGGGAAGGCCGGTTGTTGACCCGTTCATTCCGATGCTGGCGAACGCCAAGTTGCAGGTGTCCGAGTTGGCGTTCGGCGCGCTGAAACTGATCTGCGAGGAATGCGACGATGCCGACCTGTTCGACTGCACGCTTGACCGGATCATCCGGCTCGATGATCGCGGCCGCGCGGATGGGAAGGCGTTGCCGCTGGCGAACGCGCCGGACACCAATGATGGCGGCCGCACGACGTGCAACTTGTACGACGAGACGCACCGGCTGTATCTGCCGTCGGAGAAGGCGGCCGTTGTCACGATGGAAGCCAACCTCGGGAAGCGCACGGCGCAAGACCCGTGGTCGCTCGGTGTGACGACGGCCGGCGAGCCGGGGCAGCAGTCGCAGGCCGAAGATGACCATTTCGAGGCCGAAGCGATTGCGCGCGGCGAGATCAAGCGGCCGCGCATGTTCTACTTCCACCGGCAGGCGTCGGACGGCTGGGACATGGGCAGCTTCGAAGAACGCTGCGAGGCGATCCGCGAGGCGTCGGGCCCCGAGCTGGCCGCGCGCACCGACATTGAAGACCTGGCGTCGCAGTGGGACGTTCCGAAGGCCGACGTCGCCTACTTGGAACGGGTCTGGTGTAACCGGTGGACTCAGCAGGGCTTGCAGGCGTTCAATTTGCGGCGCTGGCGCGAGCTGCGCCGGCCGGGGGCGCGCATCCCGGCCAAGGCGATGGTGACCGTCGGGTTCGACGGCGCCCGTATGCGCGACGCGACGGCGTTCGTGGTGACCGATGTGCGCACCGGCCTGCAAGAGCTGGCCGGGCTGTGGGAACGGCCGCACGACGCCGACGAGGACTGGGAAGTCGACGAGCTGGAAGTCAACGCCAAGCGCGCCGAGCTGTTCCGCCGGTTCCGCGTGGTGAAGATGTACGCCGACCCGCCGCACTGGAACTACACGGTCGGGGCGTGGGCGGCCCGGAATCCCGATGTCGTTGAAGAGTTCTGGACGAATCAGCGGCATCGCATGATCCGCGCGATTCAAACCTACGTCGGGGCGATGCAGTCCGGTGTGCTCGGCCACGACGATGACCCCGAGACGGGTGACTTCTCGCGGCATATCGGCAACGCTGGCAAGCAGTACACGACGCTGGTTGATCCTCAGACCGGTGAACGGGCGTGGATTCTGGGCAAGTTGCACAAGGACCGCAAGTTCGATGCAGCGATGGCCGCGGTGCTGTCGTGGCAAGCCCGCATGGACGTGTTGCCGAAGTTGCCGAAGCCGAAGAAACGAGTGTTCCGACAAATCAGGTGAAGGGGGCCGCGATTTGACCAGTCCGACCCCCGCCACCCGCGGCGAGTTGACGCCGAGCCAGTGGTTCGACCGGATCAACGCGATGTTCACGCAGCCGACCCGGGCGCCGTGGAACGACCGGCTGGTGCGGCCAGCGAACATCATCGACCCGCAGACCGGTGACCGCAGCATCGGGCACGTCGCCCGGTATTGGACGCCGCGGGACCGCTATCTGGACACGCTGTGGTCGTACTACGAGGGCGACCCGCCGTTGCCGCAGCTCAAGCCGGAGTACCACGAGGTGTTTCGTGACATCATCCGTAAGGCGCGGTCGAACTACGCGCCGATGTGCATCGCGGCGATGCTGGATCGTCTTGAACTGCAAGACATTTCAACACTGGTCGATGATGACGCCGACGGGGACAACCTGGCGGCCGACATCATGGAGGAGACCGCGTTCGCGGCCGTCAGCAAGGACTTGTTCGCCTACACGCTCGCGATGGGCGAAGGGTATGCGATGGTTGTGCCCGGCGTCGACGGCGGCCCGACGTTGGAAAGCACCGGGGCGCCGGCGCCGACCATTCACGCGATCGACCCGCGCCGCTGCATCGGCATACCCGATCTGAACAACCCGACGCGGCTCGCGGCCGCCGTGGTGCACCAGTACGACCCGATTTTGCAGTCACGCACCGCGCACCTGTTCCTGCCCGGGCAGAAGTGGACGTTGAACTATGACGTCGAGTCGAGGAACTTCACCCTCGCCGACACGCAACCCGAAACCATCGACGGGCTCGACGCTTTCGGCGGCATCCCGATCGTGCGGTTCGACAACCTGAACGGCCTGGGCGAGTACGAGGCGCACCTGGACCTGTTGGACCGGATCAACGATGTCACGCTGCAACGCATCATCGGGTTCTGGTATCAGGCGTTGCGGCAGCGCGGCCTCGTCGGTGACGAAGACGCCGAAGACGAGGACTCGCCCGAGCAGACGGCGCCGCCGGTCGACTTGAACAAGGTCTTCCGCGCCGGGCCGGGTGAGCTGTGGCAGATACCGGCGGACTTCAAGATATGGGAGTCCCAACAGACCGATTTCGGGCCGCTGTTGAACGGAAAGCGTGATGACGTCAAGGAATTCGCCGCCGTCACCAGCACCCCGTTGCACCTGATTACCCCCGACGCGGCCAACGGCTCCGCGCAGGGTGCCGGGCTGTTGCGGGAGGCGTTGACCGCGAAGGTACGTGACCGGCGCACCCGCACGTCGCCGAACCTCAAGCTGTTGTGGCGAATGACGTTCGCGCTGGCCGGTGCTGCTGACCGCGGCCGCCGCATGAAACTGCACTGGGGCCCGATCGAATTCCACACGCTCGCCGAGCAGGCGGCCGCCTCAGCGCAGGCGCAAGGCACGCTGTCGACCGAAGACCGCTGCGAACGCATCTGGGACTTGTCGCCTGATGAGACCAAGCAGAACATGACCCGGTTGACGACCGATGCGCTGATGGGCTTGTCGACCGGCCCGGCCGCCGGACCGACGCCGCCGGGGCCCCTGTCGCCGCCGGCCACGAGCGACACGTCACCGCCGGCGCTGGCGGCCGTGAATGTCGGCGCCTAGCCAACCGCTCACCTACGACCAGGCCGTCGCGATGGCGGCCGCCTTGGCGGCCAGCAAGACGACACCTGACCCGGCCGTTGTGGTCGCCGGAATGGCCGAGAAGATCATCGCCACCCGCGAAGCCACGGCGGCGTGGGCGAAGAACGCCATCCGCCGGCTGTGGGTGTCGGTCAACCCGTACGACGCGATGGCTGTGCAAGCGTTCGCCGCGCAGGCTGCGACGATCATGCAAGCCGCCCAGACGGCCGCCGGCCGGGTGGCTGCCGCGGCGCAAGCCCAGCAGCTCGCCGCGCTCGGCGTCGCGGTCGCCGCGGCGCCGTCGTTGCCGCTCGATGTGCGGGCGCCGTCGGCCGCCGTCAAGCGCGGCCAGCTCGTGTTGCACCAGGCCGCATCGACCATCGACTACGACGGCGCGGGCCCCGATGTGCACGTGTCCAAGGCCGACGTGACCACCGCCGGCGTGTTCGAGCGGCCGGCCGCGGTGTACCGGTACGCGAAGTCGATCGACGCCGCCGACCCGGCCGCCCAAGCCGGGCAGCGCATCGACGAGTTGGTCGACGGCAACCTGATGCTGTCGCAGCGGCTCGCACAGCAACAGGTGCTCGTGCAAGCCGGCGCCAAGGTGACCGGCTATCGGCGGGTGATTCACCCCGAACTGTCCCGAACGGGCACGTGCGGCATGTGCATCGCCGCAGCCGACCGGGTGTACAAGGTCGACAAGCTGATGCCGATCCACGCGCACTGCAAGTGCACGATTGCTCCGGTCACCGACGAGCACGACCCCGGCGATGACGCCAACGGCATCGGCCTAGCCCAGCTCTACGGGCACGCCGGCGGCAACACCGTGGCGCACTTGAAACGCACCCGGTATGCGATCGACGAGCACGGCGAGCTCGGCCCTGTGCTCGTGCCGAAAAAGGCGTACAAGCCGCGGTCGGCTGGTTCGAAGAAAACGCGCCGGCCGAAACGTGCCGCCGGCGGCTGAAACGCCCTCGTCAAGCAAGGAATTCGCGCAGCACCAGCTCGGCGTGCTCCAAGCGAATCTCGAAGAAAATGCGCGCCGAAGGCGTGCCTGAAGACTCGCCGAAGATCGCATACCACGAGCGCATGATCGACAACTTTCGCAAGCAACTCGCCGACGACAACGGCTAGTTCACCAGTCTTCCGACCATTCCCGGTCGGCTTGGCCCGCTAGGGGCGAAATCCACCAAACCCGCTATGGGAGTTGAACATTGACCGAATCATCATCAGGCACCAGTCAGGGCGACGCCAGCAACAGCAGCGGCGGAACCAACGGCGGCGGCAGCGGCGGCACGTGGCAAGCACCGGATAACGGGGCCAGTAACAGCGCCGACACCGGCACCAACGGCGCCGCCCAGGGCAACCAAGGCGGCCAGGGCGGCACCGATAAGGGCTTCCCCGAGAACACGCCGATTGCCGAAATGACTGACGCGCAACGCGCGGCCTACTTCAAGTACCACAACCGCAAAGCCGAGAACGCATTGTCGGCCTACAAGGGCGTTACGCCCGAGCAGGTCGAGCAGATGCAGACACAGCTTCAGCAGTACGAAGAAGCGCAGTTGTCGGCCAGCGACAAGGCACTCAGAGACGCCGAGAAGGCCGGCCGCGACGCGGCCAACGCCGAATGGCTTCCGAAGTACCAGCGCAGCGAATTGCGTGGCTACGCAAGCGATGTTCTCAAGGGCGAACAGCTCGACGCATTCCTCGCCGGGGTCAACCCGGCGGTGTTCGCTGACGAGAACGGCGAGATCAATCGCGAGAAGGTGATGGGTCACCTGACGGCCATGTTCGGCCTCGGGGGCAACAACGGGCAGCACGCGGGCCCGGGAAGCGGTTACACGGGCGCGGCCGGCCAAGGCGCCGGGCGCTCGTGGGGGCAACACAGTGGTGGATCGGGCGCACCGCCCGCCAAGCCCGGCGAAGCCGGGAAAGCCGCAGCCGCCCAGCGGCACGGCATCAAAACCTAGTAGTACCAACCACGTAAAGGAGTTGTGCCGTGTCGACGGATATTTCGATGCAGACGCGCGCGTATCAGGTGGGCGACCGGCGTTGGCTGTTGGGTGAGCCCGACTGGAAGCCCAACGTCACGCTGGACATCAGCAAGTTCACCCCGGCCACCCACTACCCCAACGGGTACATCCCGTCGGGAACCGTCATCGGCAAGGTGTCGGCGACGGGGCTGTTCGGGCCGTACGACCCGGCGGCCAGCGACGGCCGCCAGACCGCCTACGGGCTGACCTACGGCGACGTGCGCGCGATCCGCCAGGACGGTTCGACCGCTTCGCACGTCGGCACCGGCGCGGTCGTGTACGACGCGGCCGTGTCGGCGGGCAAGTTGCCGTTCCAGACCGGCCCAGGGTCGATCGACGACGACGGCAAGGCCGCACTGAACCAGATTCGTTGGGAGGCGTAAGTAATGACTCTGTTCCTTGACGGCCCGGTGCCGCTGGAAGACGTCGTCACCTACACGCAGGCGGTGCCACTTCCGTCGAACACGCAACTGTTGCAGTCGTTCCCGCGCAAGACCTACGCGACCGACGAAATTGACTTCGCGACCATCACGAAGACGAACCGGTTCGCGCAGTTCCGCAACTGGGATGGTTCGTTCTGGATCGCACCGCGCGACAGCGGCGCCGAGAAGCGGGTCAAGATGCTCCCGCTGGGCGGCAAGCTGCCCGTCGGTGAGTACGAGCGCCGGCAGATCGAATTCGCCCAGCTCGGCTCGGACGCCAACGGCATTACCACGATTCAGAAGATTCTGGCCGACGCCGTGTACGACGACCTCGACAACCTGACTGCCTACACGTACAACCGGCTCGAAATGGCTTGGGGCGACGTCCTTTCGGACGGCGTGCTGACCATCAACGAGAACGGTGTTCAGCAGCAGCTCGACTACGCGATCCCGGCCAACCAGAAGGTCACCCCGGCGACGCTGTGGTCGGACACGGCCAACAGCGACCCGCTGGCCGATCTGGTGGCCTGGTACGACGTGTACCGGGCGACCAACGGTTCGGGGCCCGGGCAGTTCAAGTGCTCGCTGACCACCGCGCGCCAGTTGCAGACGAACAAGTCGCTCATCAACGCCATCAAGGGCGCCCAGACGGGCGTGACCCGCGTGACGTTGGCCGACATCAGCGACTTGTTCGCCTCGGAGAACCTGCCGCCGATTTCGATCGCCGACTCGGTGTACGACTCGTTCTTCGAAGACGACGCCGGCAACATCGTGCGGCCGATTCCGGCGAACAAGTTCCTGTTCTTGCCGTCGGACCTCGGCCAGCTCGGATTCACCGCCGTCGGCACGCCGACGACCGTGATGGAGATGCTGGACAGCGGCGTTCAGGTCGACCAGGGCGCCGGGATCATCGGCATGATCGTCAAGGGCAGCGAACCGCCGTTCCGCAAGACGACCTACGTCGACATGGTTGCCCTTCCGGTGCTGGCCGACCCGCGCAAGATTCTCGTCGCCACCGTCGCGTAGCCGACGGGGCATCACCGATAGGAGACAAGCCGATATGGCGAAGAAAATCGGGAAGTACGCGGTGCACGTGGCCGACGAGGCCGGCGAGTTGCACTCGTTCCTGCCGGGCCGCGAGGTTCCGGCGTGGGCCGAGAAGCTGTTGGGTGAACACTGTTTCGCCGGCGGCACCGACCTCGACGAACGCGAGGCACGGGTCACCGGCGCCACACCCGCCAACGATTCGCTGGCCGCCGCCGACACCGACGACGAGGACGAGGCCGCCGGCAGCGCCGGCGGCCCACCCCCGAAGTCGGGCAAGGGTGGGGGCATCGACCATTGGCGCGAGTACGCCCACTACCACGGCATCGACACCGAAGGTCTGTCGAAAGAACAGATCATCGCCGAGCTGGAAGCGGCGGGCGTCCCGGTCGAATGACCGATCCGGCGTCGACCCAAGGCAAGTTCGCGTCGCGTAACGACGTGACAGCCCGATTCGAAGGGACCATCCCCGACGGTCGGTTGCCTTGGGTCGACGTCCGTATCGGCGACGTCGAGTCGGAGCTGATGTTTCAGGTTCCGTCGCTGCGCAAGCCCATCGACCAGATACAGGCCGACTCGGTCAACGCCGGCGACCCCGACCGGCTCAACCGTGTGAAGGCTGTCGTGGCGGACAAGGTACTCGACTTGTACCGCAACCCGAACGGGCCGACGACATCGAACAGCGTGACGACACCGGACATTACGACTGCGCGGTCGTTCGCGCCCGACCCCACGCGCGGCAAGGTGGAATTCACTGCGGCCGAGCTGGACCGCTGCCGGCTGCACACGCCGCGGCGGCGGTTTGGGTCAATCCAGATCGACCCGGGCATACCGACCCGCGATCGGCGCTGCACATGGTGACCGTCCCGGCCGACGGCATGACCGCTGATGCGAGCACGGCCGTGGCCGAGCTGCTGGCGCTGCGCGGCCAGCCGATCACGCTGAGACCGGTCGGCGCGCCGGTCGCCAAGCCCGGCGGCGGCCGCGACTTCACCGCCCCGGTGCCGCCGCGAGACCCCCAGGTGTTCGCGCTGTTCAACACCGGCAAGTTCGACGGCGCTGAAGCGGCGCAGACCGACCGCAGCACCAACCGCAAGTACCAGTTCCGCATGGTCGGCGCGGCCGACGCTGTGGTCGAGCTCGGCGACTCGTGGGAAGACGACGTCGCGACCTACACCGTCGAAGGGGTCGACTTCCGCACCTACCAGGTCACCGCGACCGTCACCGGCTACCTGAAAGCCGCGGGGCACTCGTTTGGCGGGTAGCTCGCACCTGTCGCGCGGCCTGGCCCAACTGAAGGCCAACGTCGTCTCGCTGGGCCCGCGTTACGACGAGTACCTTGACCGGCTCGTCGACGAGGCAGCCGTCGAAGGCACCGTGTACATGAAGATGCACGCGCGTTGGCGCGACAACACCGGCAACCGCAAAGACCGGATACCGGGCGCGGCGCGGGCCGGGCTGCACGCCGTGCCGACGAAAAGCCCGCTGCGGTTCGACCACGCCCATAAGGAAATCACGTTCGCGCACGGCGTCTGGTACGGAATCTTCTTGGAAGCCAAGCATCACGGCAAGTTCGCGATCATCATGCAGTCGGTGCGGGCGATCGGCGAGTCGTTCATGGCGAAGCTGACCGGCAGCTATCGGGAAGTCGCCGGCGGACGCTGATGTCCCGCGGCGCCGTGTTCTCGCTGCTGCGCGCCGACGACCAGCTCGCCGCGCTCGGCGGGCCCGGGTTCACGATCGTCGCAGAGTACGACGCCGACCAGCGACCCAACGACGTCGGCGGGTTCCTCGTGATCTGTTGGCGCACCACCGACTACGCCACCGAGATACAAGACAACGCCGCACAGCACTTCGAACTATGGGCGCACTGGCCGATCGCGAACTCGACCGATTTCGGTCGGCTCGACGCGCTGCTGGACCGCTGCGACGACATCTTCAAAGCCGTCAACGAAGCCGGCACGCCGGTCAACGGCGGCGACGGCCGCCAGCTCGAGTACGTCGGGCTCGCCGGCCGCGGCATCGACATCACCGACGAAAGCTACGAAACGATTTCCAAGTCAGCGGCGTACTTCGCTATTGGCTCGAAAACCGCTTGACCGCAAGTGAATAGAGAAAGGTACGGGTATATGGCAAACCAGGCGAACGAGAACCCGATCACCCCGCCCGAAGGAACCCCGGCGGTTTCCGACGCAGACAAGGCCAAGGCGCAGGCTGAAGCCGCCCACGCCGCCAAGGCCAAGCCTGGTGACAAGTTCTTGCTGTACCTCGGGCCGAGCAACATCACCAAGAACAAGGAAGACCTCAAGCGCCGCTCGACCCGGCTCGGCGAAGGCACCTACGCCGAGATCACCCCGCAGCAGTGGTCATCGGTCGGCATCCCGGCGTCGGCGACCGTCAAGTGGCACATCGGGAACAACTGGCGCGTGCCGGTGGGCGCGCTGTCGGACGCCCAGGTCGACTACCTGCTCGCCAACAGCAAGCGTTTCGCGCTGGTCGACCACAACGGCGACCCCGCCAAACGCTGAAACCCTGATGGCCGCGCCCGGCTCGCACCCGCAAACCGAGCTGGGCGAGCTGATACTCGATGCGCGCTGCCCGGGCGGCAAACTGCACTTCAAAGTCATCGACGGCAACCGCATCGAAGTCAAGTGCGCGCACTGGCAATGCACTGACGGCGGCAAATACGTTGCAATACACCGGTATTCGCTCGATGGCGAACTGCTGGAAACGCTGAAGTTCGCGGACGCGCTCGCGTCCGAAATCCCGCATAGACGAGGCCGGCGAGCCCGAACGACTCACCGAAAGGAACACCCCTAATGCCTGCATCACCGGGGAACCCCGACACCAAGCCTTATGGTCTGCACCGGGTTTGGATCACCGGCTACACCGACGTCGACGGCACGATTCTGGCCGACACCAGCTACCGGCTGCCTTTGGCGCAGACGCTGGCGTTCACCGAATCGGAGGACTTCGACACCCTCAACGGTGACGACAAGTCGGCTGTGGCCATCGCCGGCAAGGGCGCCACCGTCGACGGATCGTTGGAGGCCGGCGGTCTGGACATCATGACGTTCTCGCTCATCACCGGCGCCCAGCTCATCGAGTCGGGCGTCGAGCCGAACGTGAAGCGTGTTCTGCGCAAGCGTGGTTCGGACATGCGCCCCTACTTCCGCGTCGAAGGCCAGGTGCTGTCCAACGGCGGCGGCGACAACGTGGGCCGCATCTTCCGCTGCAAGGCCAACGGCAAGATTCAGGCCGACATGAAGTTCGGCACCTTCATGGTCCCGTCGATCGACTTCCAAGGCACACCGATGCCCGGCGACGACGACGACTACCTGTGGGAGATCGAGTACAACGAGCAGAAGACCACACTCGGCTCGACTCCGGTGCCCAACCCGCTGCCGATCCCGTCGAACCTGACCCCGGGCGCGGTCACCGACACCAGTGTCGCGCTCGCGTGGGGCGACTTGCCGACCGCGGACAGCTACGTCGTCGAGTCCTCCACCGACGGCAGCACGTACACGGCCGTGACCCAGACGCACGGCGGCGCACCGACCACCAACAGCACCACCGTGACCAACCTGACGGCGGCCACGAAGTACTGGTTCCGGGTGGCCGGCGTGTTCAACAGCGCCACCGGCGACTACAGCTCGCCGGTGACTGTGACCACCGCCCCAGCCAGCCCCTAGCGGGCTGGGGCCGCCCAGCGCGGCACCGGTTTTCACTTTCAGACGAGCCCCTAGGAGGCCGAAGTGACATCACCCATCAAGAGCCAGCCGAAGCGCAACGCCAAGGACGCGAACCGTACCGCGCCGGCCGCCACGTGCGACCAGATGCCGCCCGGCTGGAAGTGCTCGTTGCCGCTCGGCCATAGTGGGCCGCACGCGGCCGAGCCGATCACAGAGCCGCCGGCGACCGACCCCGAACATGGGTCGGCGCCGGCGGCTTCTGTCATTGACGACGAACACAGCGAAGACACCCCGTACGATCCGCCGCCGCCGGCGCCGGCCGCGCCGCGCCGGTACGGGTTCAACCGCCGCGCCGAGCGCGACGTCGAACTACCGTCGGGCGGGTTCGTGCGGGTGCGCCAGCTCTCCACGACGCAGGTCATCAAGCTCGGTGTGCTCAACATGCGTGATTCGTTCGGCGCCGAGCTGTTGAAGAACATCGGCGGCGACGAAGAAGCCCTAGCCGCGGCCGCCGAAAGCTGGGCGACCGACCCCGAACGCAACGGGCCCGTGATCGACACCCTCGACCGCATCGCGGCCGCGGGGATCGTCTGCCCGACCGTCGTGCTGGCCGGGCCCACGACCGACGATCAGGTCAACGTCGACGACATCGAACTTGCCGACAAGTGGGTCATTTTCGACGCCGCGATGCCTGACGAGCTCAAGGCCGCTGCGCAGGAGGCGCAGCAAGCCGCGCTCAAAAGTCTACGCAGAGAATAGGCCGCTCGCGTACGAGATTTACCAGATGGCGACGCTGTTCAACCAGCGTCCCAGCGACGTCGCGTTGCTCGACGAATCAGTCGGCCCGATCGGGCGGTTCTACTTCGACCGGGGCATCGCCTCGTTTGGGCAGGCCGTCAAGGTGCGGGTCGAAAAGGCCGGCACAGCAAGCAATCCAGCAATCGCGAAGACGCAGCGAATGCGCGAATGGGAAAGGCTGATGGGTGGTGACATGACGAATTCCACGACCGGGTTCGCCGACCCGCTTGACGCACCCAGCCCGCGCAGCCGCGTCAAAGGACGCCCCGACGATGACGCCGCCGAGCTGGCGGTCGAAGGCGAAGACTGGTGACCGACTACAACCTCGGGACCGCGCGCGGCAAGCTCGAAATCGACTACGACGGCAGCGAAGTCCGGCAAGCGATCGTCGACCTCGACGCGGCCACCGGCGCGAGCCAGCGGCTCGAAGAACAGAACGATTCGACCACCAAGTCGCTGCGCGAGTCCGACAAGCAGTTCGGCTCATCAGGCACGGCCGCCGACGGCTACGCCAAGCGTCTTGAAGATGTACGCAAGGCCAGCGCAGACGTCGACAAAGCCGAAAAGGACTACAAGAGAACACTTCTCGACAGCGGATCGACGATAGATGACGTCAAGGCCGCCCACGACCGGCTCGGGGATGCGAAGAAACGTCACGTCGAAGCCACCAACGCCGAACGCGACGCACATCGGGCGCTGAGCAACGAGATGTCGGTCGGCCAGCGCGTCATGCAGGCGATGTCGGGCATTCTGCCCAACCTTGAACGCCGCATCGACCGGCTCGCCACGGTTTCCGCAGACGCCGAACGCAAGACGACGGGGTTGGCTCGGGGCCTGACTGGTGTGGCGTCGGTGATGTCCAAGCTGGGGCCCGAAGCTGCGGCGGTGGCCGGCGGTTTCGAGCTGGCCGCCAAGGGCGTCGACAAGTTCAGCACCAGCGCGAGTGCCGGCGGCAGCCACGTCCGCAACTTCATACGCGAGCTGGGCGGCTTTGAAGTCGCGTTCGGCAAGATCAGCGGCCTATCGCTGGGGCTGCCCGCGCTCGGTGGCCTGGGCGCGATCGGCGGGGCGGCCGGCCTGCAAGGCATCGTCGAAGTCGCTGACGCGGTGCGCCAACTCTCGGGTGCACTCGCGTTGTTGCCGGCCGCGGCCGGCGGCGTCGGCGTCGTGATGGGCACCATGAAGATCGCGTTGCACGGCGTCGGCGACGCGCTCAAAGACATGATGGCCGACGATCCGAAGAAGTTCCTCGACGACCTCAAGGACATGGCGCCGGCGGCGGCGCACGCGATGCTTCAAGTCGCCCAGTTCCGCGACCAGTTCAAGCTCGGCGGTGCGGCGGTTCAGACGTCGTTCTTCAACCAGATCAACGCCGACATTCAACCGCTGATCCAGACCTGGCTACCGGCGCTGGTCGCCGGCGGCAGCAAGGTCGCCGGCGTGCTCGGCGGCATGGCCGACCAGTTCGCCAAGCTGCTGATGCAACCGCAGATGATGCAGGCGTTCGCCGCGTTCATCGACAACATCAGCAAGGGCTTGCAGGCGATGGCGCCGGCCATGAAGCCGATACTCGACATCTTCACCCAACTCGCTGTCGTCGGCTCGTCGACATTCCAGGCGATCGGCGGCCAGATCACGACCATGTTCAACTTCTTCGACCAGGTCGTGTCGAAGGCTGCCGCCTCCGGTGAGTTGCATCGCTTCATCATCGAAGGCGTCAACGGCATCTTCCACCTGATTAACGCGCTGTACTCGTTCGGCGCCGCGTTCAACCACATCATGGACATCGCCGAAAGATTCGGCGGCGGCGGGCTTTTGGCGTGGATCGACAAGCTCGGCCAACAGCTCAACACGTGGACGCAAAGCGCGGCCGGCCAAAAGGCGCTGACCGATTTCTTCACGACGCTGCGCCAGGCCACCGACGCCTTCTTGCCGATCCTGGGCCCGCTGCTCAACGGCATCGTGTCGATCGGCTCGGCGTTCACCCAGCTCGGTATCGGTATCGCGCCAGCGTGGCTGGAATTCTTCAAGACGTTCGCCTACGAGATGCAAAACGACCTCGGGCCGGCGATTGTCGGCATGGGTCCGGCGATCAACCAGTTCATCGGGTCGATGACCGATGTGTTCCGGCAACTGATTCAGACGGTCGGCCCGCAGCTGCCGAAGATTTTCCAAGACCTCGCCGACGCGATGTCGCAGCTTGCTCCGCAGATACCGCAACTTGTTGCGCTGTTCATCAGCCTTGTCGAATCCGTTGGGCCGCAACTACCGTCGCTGTTCGCCGCGGTCACGCAGGCGATTCGCGACCTGGCGCCGCTGATGCCGACGATCATTGGGTTCGTCCGCGACTTCGTGTCGATCATCACCCTGTTGATTCAGGGCGGCGACAAATCTGAGCAGGCGTTGGCGACGTTGGCGAACGGAATCATCAAGGTCGGCAACGCGGTGCTGGACGCGCTGGAAAACAAGCTCGGCAAGGACTTACCCGCCAAGGCCGAAGAGTGGGGCAAGTCTCTGGTCACCGGGCTCATCAAGGGCATGACGTCGGCCGGTGTGCTCGGGCTGCTCGACGGCGCCACCGGCGGCCTGGTCGGCAGCATCGCGAAGTGGTTCCAGTCGTCGCCGGCCAAGGTGGGCCCGTTCTCAGGCTCGGGCTACACCCTGATTCGCGGCCAGAAGATGGTCACCGACATGGCCGACGGCATGGCCCGCGCACAGCCGGCGATCGAAGCGGCCGCGAAGTCGACCGCGGCGGCGGCCAGTCGGGCGCTCAGCTCGGGTGCCGGTGGGGGCGCGGCCGCGGCGAGCGGCATGGTCGGCCGGGCCGGCGCGCCGGCCGCCGGCGGCGCCGGCACCGAAGGCGGGTCGCTGTTGCCGCCGTGGATCGCCCGGGCAGACACCAGCATTCTCGACCGCTACCTGTCGCACGAGTTCCCGAAGAACCGCGGCCTGGCCGGGCTGGCGGCCGACATGGGCAAGCTGCTCACGGCCGCGCAGAACGGGCTGAACCTGGTGACCCAGCACCTTGTCACCCCGTTGACGCAGACGCTTTCGCTGCTCGGGAAAATCCCCGCGCTCAGCGCCACGCTGGGCGACCGGACCTGGCGCAAGATGACACCGCAGCAGCAGACCGAGCAAGCGATGCAGGAATTGCAACGCAAGGCGCTGCAAGGCCAAAAGCAGGGGCCGACATGGGGCCAGGTGTTAGGCACCGGCGACGCCGCACATCTGAACGACCCGAACATCCCCCTCGGCGTTTCCGCGGCGTCCAGCAAAGAGGACATTCAGAAGGCCATCATCGCCGCCGGCCGGGCGCGCGGAATGAATGATGCCGCGATCCAAACCGCGCTGGCCGTCGCCGCCGCCGAAAGCGGCTTCAACCCAACGATTTCCGGCGGCGTGCAGGGATCAGCGGGCGAGGTTCTGGGCTTGTACCAGCAGTCGCCGAGCTCAGGCTGGGGCACACGGGAACAGGTCACCGACCCGAACTACGCCATCAACAAGTTCTACGACGCCTTCGCCGCGCAGCTCGCCAAGAACCCGACCGATCCGCTGCTGGCCGCGGTGCTCACACAGAACCCGCAACTAGGTGCGGGCGCGCAGGGCTCGCAGTACATGCGCGACGTGCAACGACAGATCGGGCTCGCGGGCAGCATCTTGCAGACCCTCGGGCCGGGCGTGAAGGGCCCCGACTGGCAGGCCATCACCGGCGGCGGCGTATCAACCCCAGGGGCAGCACCGATCACGCCGCCAGCAGGTGTTCCGGCCGCGCCAGCCCCGGGTGCGCGCGCCTACGGGGCGGTGATTAAGAACCCCAACGGCGGCCTGAACACCGTCGGCGGCGCCCCGGTCATCGTCGGCCCCGACGGCACGTTGCAGTACGCGCACCCCACCGGCCCGGGCGCCCCACCGAGCATCAGCGCCAACCCCGCGTCACGTGCGGGCACTCTCGGCGGCGCTAACGCCAACTACACGCCGGCAACCATGCGCGCAGCCGGCATCGCGCCGCTGTTCACCAAGCAGGAGCCGGGCAGCATGGCCGGCGCGCCGGCGTGGGTGAGCCAGCTCGCGGCCGCGTTCGGGCTGACAGCGAGCGATCACGCCGACACCACGTTGCACGGCGGCGAAGGCCAAATGGGTTCGTGGGCGTTCGATTTCAGCGGCTCGGTGGAAAACATGCAGCGGTTCGCCAACTTCATTCGCGCGAACCTCGCGTCGCAGACGTTGCAAGCGATCTGGCAGAACCCGCAGACCGGCGAACAGCTCGGCATCGCTGGCGGCCAGATTCTCGGCCGCAACCAGTACTACACGACCGCGGGTGGCTCGTATGCCGACCACACCGACCATGTGCACTGGGCGACCGACGTGCCCGTGCTGTTCAACGGCCAGGTGCCGCCGGGTTCGATGACGAACTTGCCGCTGGCGCCGGGCGCCACGCCGAGCCCGCAGCAGGCGGCCGCGCTGGCGGCCGGCTACCCCGACGTCGCGAACGCGCTCGGGCTGATTAAGGACAACACCGGCAAGTCGGCGACGGTGAACGACCAACTGTTGCAGGCGTATTTGCAGGGCAACCCGGCGCTGGCCGCGCAGATCGACGCCGCCAAGACGCCGGGCGCCAACGACTCGACCGTGTTGTCGACGCTCAACAACATCACGACGACGATCAACGGGCTCAAGGCGCAAGATGCGGTCGGCAACAAGAACGCCATCGACGCATTGCAGAACGTGCAAAACCAGATCGCGCAGCAAAACGGCTTCACCCAAGGCCAAGGGCCTGTTCAGGTGTTCAGCTCGGTCGCCCAAGGTGCGAGCAACATCGCGTCGAGCATCATTCAGGCGATCCAAGGCGGCCTGGACGCGCTCACCGCGACCCAAGACATCGCCGACCGCGCCGTCTACGGCGTCCGCAACAGCGAAGACATCATGAAGTTCATCGACGATGTGCAGAAGTACATCGCGTTCGCCGCCGACGTCGCCAACGCCACCGGCGCGGTGTTGTCGACGATCGCCGGGTTCGTCGGCGCCGGATCGGGTTCGGACCCCAGCGGCGGCGCTGAAGGTGCTGCGGCCGCCCTCGGCGCGGCCGGCCAGATCGCGTCGCTGATCGGTAGCGCGCTGCAAGGCATCAACGCCGCAATCGATTTCGGCCAAGAGGTGTATCACATCATCGGCACATACGTTGGGCGGTTCGTCACCCAGTTGACCGGTCTGGCCGGCACACCGCTGATGGGTGATGTGCACATGGAGTTGAACAAGAACACCGGACAGCTCATCGCCTACAGCGCCGACAACCCCGAGAACAAGGACGTCATGAACGTGCCGTCGTTCCTGAACCAAACGTATGACTATGGCAGCGGCCAGAATCCGAACCCGCAGAACAACACCGAGTTCAACATCTATGCGGGCCCGGGACAGTCGGCCGCGTCGCTTCTGAACGAAAGCATGTGGATGGTCAGCACCGGCGGGTTCAGCGGGGGAGGAACGGGCGCGATGTCGGCGGCGAACTTCTGATGTCGAACAATCTGCGCCGCTACCAGTGGCAGATCGGCAACATCGTGTTGGGCCCCAACACCCAGTATGAAATCTTGGGCACGAACATCGCGGGTTACACGGTCAACGCGAAGGATTCGCAGATACCGAACAGCGACACGACAACGATGTCGAAAGACACCCGACTCGCGCAGCCGGTGACGCTGACGATCGGTGTGAAGGACAACGCGCCGATGCGTAACATGCCGAACAGCCTGCCGGTCGATCTGGTCGACAAAGCGTCAAAGCTGTTGGGCGCGTTGCAAGATGAGTGGTTCGCCGACGACATCAAACAGCAGTGGGGCCAGTACAAGCCGCTGTATTTCCGCGACGGCTACGGCCTGACGAAAATCATCTGGGGCCGGCCCGGCAAGTTCCAGTACACGCCGAAGACGAAGACCAGCCAGTACCGCAAGGTGACCGCGGAGTTTCGGCGTATGGACGCGCTGACGTACGAAGAAACCGAGACATTCGTCGAGCTGGCACAAGGCGCCGACCCGGTTGACTACACGATCGGCGGCGAACAGAACGCATGGTTCCGTGTGCTGTTCTACGGTCCCATGTCGAATCCTGTTGCGGTGCTCGGCAATAACGACATACAGCTCGGCATGGACATCGCCGCCGGCGTCGTGGTCGAAGTCAGCTCGTACCCGTGGTCGCGGCGAATCATCGACAGCAACAGCGTGAATTGGCGCAACAAGCTCATCGGCGAGACGAAGTACCTCGATCAACTCATCTTGCCGAAGAACACGCCGATACCGATGTCATGGTCGGCTGATGCCACTACCAGCGATAGCAAGTGTTATGTGCTGTGGCACAACACGTTCAACACCATTTGACCTGTTAGGGGAGTGACCGTTATGGCTTCTGGGGACGGTTTCAGCGACGCACTGCTCGCTGTACAAGGCAACGCGACCCGCTCAGCGATCAAGGGCTTGCAACTGCACACCGGCAACCCGGGTGTCGGCGGGGCGGCCAACAAGTCCAGCGCCCCGATGCAAACCCCGGTGTGGACGGTCGTCGACGCCGCCGGCGGCTTCGACCTGGCCGCGCCCGTCCAGTTCAGCGGCGGCACCCCGAACGGCCTCGCGCCCTACGTGTCGGCCTGGTCGGATACCAGCGGATCAGGCACGTGGTACGGCAACTTTCCGCTGACCGGTGACCTGACGTTCGATTCGAACGGGCAACTCACGCTCGAAACGTTCACGGTCACGGGGGCCGCAGCCTAGCGATGGTGGCCAGCACGGCGGCCGGCTACGTGTGGACCGGCTCGCCGGTCGCGGTGCGCCCGCACAACGCGCGCACGGCCGCGGCCGCCGCATGGCTGGCTGTGGCGGTCGCGAACCGGGAGCGCCGCGCGGCCGCGGCCGCCGGCTGGCGCTGGCGGGTCACGCGCCCTAAGGCAGAAAACGGTGTGTTCTTGCCGCCCGACGACAACTGGCGGGTCTGCGTTCAGGCCGCCCGGGGCGGCGCCGACGGCGGCCCGGGCGAAATCTTGACCTACGACCTCGACGTCACGAACCTGGTGATTCAGCGCAACCTTTCCGACGGGTGCGACATTTCGTTCGACGTCGACCCAAACGACCCATCGAGCTACGGCCTCGACCTCAAGTCGTACGGCCAGTACGTGCACATCGAAAAGGTGATGCTCGGCAAGCGCCGCATCTGGTGCACGGGCATCGTCCAGCCGTCCGACATCGACGAGAACACGGGCATTTTGCACGTCAAGTGCAAGGGCTTCGCCGCCTACCCGAAGGGAATCCCGTGGCTGGAAGACATCACGAAGATCGACGTCGACGCCTTTTGGCCGGTCGTCGAAATCTGGCGGCATCTGCAAGAAGACTTCCCGAACGGCAACCTCGACGTGACCGTCACCCCGCAAGAATCCGGCGTGGAAATGCTGGCCGGCTATGCGTTCAACGGTGACCTGTTGAACCTGAACTTCTTTGCGCTGTTCGTGCGCGCCACCGACAAACTCGACTGCGGCGACTACATCAACGCGCTCGCCCGTGACGTGCCGTTCGACTACCGCGAGATTTCCGAATGGAATGCCGACCGTACCAACGTCAAGAAGACCTTCCAGCTCGGCTATCCGCGGCTGGGCGTGATTCAGGAAAACCTCGCGTTCGTGCTGAACGAGAACGTGCTGTCAGCCAAGCCGCACACCGAAACCCAAACCGACTACATCACCGACGTCGGCGTCACGGGCTGGTTTCCCGGCGTCCAGTACAGCTCGGAGTTGTCGAACGCCGACCCTGACCGGTTGCGCCGCTACCTGTCCGAAGACGACGCCATGATCGATTCCAACGAGCGCGCGGCCGCCTGGGCGCACCGCCGTCTCGCGCGCCGGCAGACCCCGCCGTACTGGGAAACGATCACGATCAACCCCGATCACCCGAACGCGCCGCGCGGCTCGTACGACGTCGGCGACACGATCATCGTGTCCGGCTACATGCCGTGGGTCGGGTTCATTTCCCAAGAGCACAAGATCATCTCGATTTCCGACGACGTCACCAAGGGTGTCACCCAGCTCGCGCTCAAGGCTGAAGGCGCATTCAACTACGACCCGATTGTCTACCCCGACGGGTCAACGAACATCGTCGTCAACAGCGGGTTCGACAACAACCTGAACGGCTGGACACCGACCGGGCCGGGCTGGGCGTGGTCGGGCACCGACGGCAACGGCGCGTTGGGTTGCGCCACGATCACAGCCGACGGCACCGACCACGACATTGTCACGCAGGCATACGGGGTCGAGCCGTTCCAGATTTTCCCGCTCGCCGTCGACGTCAAGTGCGTTGGTGCTGTGTGCGCGTCCAGCTCGGCCGTCGCGGTTCAGCTCGTCGCGCAGTTCTACGACCAGCACACCAACCCCACCCACGCCTATCTGGTCGCCTCGATCAGCGGACCGGCCGGCGCGGTGCCGTGGCGCAAGATCGCCGGCAACGTCGAAACACCGGTCGACTCGACGAAGGTGGCGTTGCGGCTGCACGTGGACAAGGTAATGACCGGCGGCACAGTCAAATTCGATAACGCGAGCCTCATGCTATGAGCAACCAGTTCGGCGGGCCCGCCTACACGTCACCGGAAACCCGCGAACTGTCGTCGATCACCGAATCACCCAACCCTGACGCGGCCGACTTCGCCAGCGCAGACAAGATGGCCGCGCTGTTGCAGCGGCACGACTTCCAGATCAAGGCGCTCGCCCAGGGCCAGCAGCAGCTTCAGCAAGGCGTCAACGACGCGACGAACAACCCGATCCAGCAGATACAGCAGTTCATCGCCGACGTCATCGTGTTGCTCGGCGGCGGTGAAATCACCGAAGGCGTCCTCGATTTCGGCGACCTGCAATACATTCTGCCGACATTGGGCGCGCTGTTCGGGCTCGGCGACGCACCGTTCCCGGTCGATCTGTTCCAAGCGGCCGAACGGTTCTTCTTCGGCTACGTCGTCCCGAACCAACAGTTCACCGACGAAATCAACACCATCATCAAGAACTGGTTGTCGCTGATCGGGATCGACCCGCAGTTCATCAAGGACTTGCAAGACCTGACGACCGCGATCGGCACCCTGTTCGGCTCGGTCGGCAACCTGTTGCCCAGCTTGACGCAGCTGTTCGAAGCGTTGGGTATCGACGCGAATGACCTTGGGCCGCTTGGCCAGTTACTCGGGCCGATCATCAAGTTCTTCTCCGGTCTCGACCTGAAGAAGATCGGTACGCTGCTCGAATTCGTCACCGACGCGCTCGACCCGATCGTCAAAGACCTGACCGCCGTCATCAATTTCATCAACGCCGTGCTGGCGGTGCTGGGATTCGAAGAACACGGCGGCGGCGGCGTGGTGAATTCGCCGTTGCCCGAGCTGACCACCCCGTTCGAAAACCTGATGAAGTTCCTCGGCGGGATCAAGCTCGGCTCACCTGATTTCAACCCGGTCGAAGCCGCATACCAGTTCATCGACAACGTGCTCAAGCCGACCGGACTGATAGTCACCGCGCAACAGATCGCGGCTGCGATCAGCGGGCTCACCGGGACCGACATCAACCTCGACGACGTGTCGACGTTCTTCACGAACTTGCGCAAGTTCCTCGGCGGCATGAACCTCAACGACGGCTCGTTCAACCCGGTGGCCGGGGCCGAGCAGTTCATCCGGCAAGTCTTGAGCCGCACCGGGCTGGTGCTGGGTCCGAACTCGCCGATCTCAATCGGCGCCATCACAACGAATCAACCGAACCTGCTGATCGCGCCGCTGTTCGCTGCCGATGCCGTCGGCCCGAACCCTGACTGGGTTGTCGATCCCGCCTCGTCGCGCAGCGCCGACGGCACCGGCAGCGTCATGGTCGTCGCCGACGGCCGGTTCAAGGCGTTGCGCAGCGGCAGCGACCCCACCGACACGATCAAAGTCGGCGCCGGCCAGAAGATCACCGCGTCTATCTGGGTCTCCCACCAGGGCTACATGGCCGCCGGCACGGGCGCACCCGTTGTGTTGCAGGTGGTTCCGTTCACGTCGGCGTCCGACGGGTCTCTGGTGCGCGGTGATTTCGTCACCCTGGACAGCTTCACCCCCTCGGGCACCGCGGACCTCGGCTGGCCGGGCCACCAGTTGACCGGCTCGTACACGGTTCCCGACGGCGTGATCGGTATCCAGATTCGCCTTCTGGTAACCGACACCGCGCAGGCGGGGATTTTCCGGTTCGACGACGGCAGCGTCACCCAGGCCGCCGTGGTGCCGAAATCGTGGGTCGAGGGGCTCGAAGACGACCTACAGTTCGCGTCGCAACGCTGGCAGTCGCTGGCCGACACGATCGCCAGCGCCGCATCGAAGGTGCCCGTGGTCGGCGCCGAGCTGTCAGATGTGATGACTGCGCTGGAAAACTTCGACCCCACGAATATCCTTGGGCCGCTTGGCTCGGTCAACATGGCCGGCGATTTGCAGGCTGTCCTCAACGCCATCGTCGGCGGCCATCTCGGCAAGCCGGTGACCAATGCCAGCGTGGCCGACCTGTACAACGCGATCAACCAGTCAGCCAACAACGTGCCCGGCTCGGATGAGACGTTCTACCTCACCACGAGCCAGACGATTTCGATACCCGCCTACGCGCAGTACATCGACGTCGTTGTCCTCGGCCCCGGCCAGGGCGGCGAACAGGGATTGACGCTGGGCTTCTTCGGCCAAGGCGGGGCGCCCGGCAAGTACAACGCGACGACCTGGCAGCGCGGCACCCATTTCGACAACACGGTGACCACCGTCAACTTCGTGCAAGGCACGCCCGGCGCAGCCAACGGCGGCGTCGGGACCGCACCGACAGTTTCGATCACCGGGCATTCGCTGTCGTCCACACCGGGATCGCGGCCCGAAAGCCCGGTCTTCTTGGGCGGATCGAAGGGAATCGGGCCGGGCGGATTCGACTACAACGGCAAGCATTACGCCGGCGGCGGCGATCAGAACACGCCGGGCGCCGCGGGCTCCTCACCGGGCGGCGGCGGCGCGGGCGGTAACGGAATCTTCTTCCAGCCCGGCGGCCCAGGCGGCGCGCCCGCCGCCTGGGTTCGGTTCCGCGCCAACGCGGTCGCCAACCAGTCGACCGGAGCGGACACCACACCGCCATCAGCCCCAACGACGCACGTTGTCGCAGCCACGAACAGCTCACTCACACTATCGGCGACGGGAAGTGTTGATGCCTAACCAGGTAAGCGGTCTCGCCGGCTATTACTTCTTCCTCGACGGTAAGCAGCTCAACCAAACACCCGTGGCCGATGGCGCCAATTTCATTGTCGACGGCCTGAGTTCGAACACCGACTACAGCGGCCGGCTGACGGCCGCCCCGGTCGACAAGGCAGGAAACATCGGCGCCCAGGTGCCGTTCGCGAACGCCAAGACGTTGAACCCGACGCCGGACCAGAACCCGATGGCAGCAGACAAGGTCGCCGCCATCGACGCCATTGCCGCCCGCTGCATCGCGGCCGGCGCCGGCCCGGGTCTCGTCGTGGCGATCGTCGGCCCCGACGGCTACCTGACGAAGGCGTACGGCAACGGCAGCGCCACCACAGACGACCACTATCTGATCGCCTCGCAGACCAAAATGTTCACCGGAACGCTGGTGCTGATGGCGGTCGACAAGGGGCTGTTGTCGCTCGATGACCCTCTGAGCAAATATCTTTCGGGCTATCGCGTCGATCCGACCATCCGTCAAATGCTGATGATGCAGAGCGGGCTGTTCGACTATGAGCAGAGCCCGAACCTGGGAACGAATTTCATTCTGAACCCGACGGGCGCGATGACGGTCGACCAGCTCATCGCAATTATCAAAGCCGGCGGCAACGGCGCAACATCGGAGTTCCCGCCCGGCACCCGCTACTACTACACCAACTCGAATCATTTTGTGCTGGCCAAGATTTTGGAGGCGATCGACCCGGCGCACCGCACGTACGACCAGATACTTCAGCAAGACATCCTGACCCCGCTCGGCTTGGTCAACACCCGCCTTCGCACAGCCACCGGTACGCCGCCCGCGCCGTACGCCCACGGCTACGACCACAACCCGATCTTGGCGATATTCGGGATCGTGCTGATGCGCGACGTCAGCAACCAGAACCCCGCCTACGTCTGGTCAGCAGGCGGGATCGACTCGGTGATCTCCGATATGGTCAAGTGGGGGAAGGCATTTCGCGACGGAACCCTGCTCAGCCCGGAAATGCATCAGTTGCAGATGACGGAGTTCGCTGAGCAGCCCCAGGCCCCGCCGTTCGGTTTGGCGCACACCGGGCCGCCGACGTTCGGCTACGGGCTCGCAGCCTTGCGCTGCGGATCATGGGTGGGCCACGACGGGTCGTGGCTCGGGTATGACAGCTGCACAATGGTGGAGCCGACGACCGGGACCATCATCTCGGTCTACGAGAACTTCCAGACCACAAGCCCCAACCCGCTGGCAGCCATATCGACGGTCTGGTATGAAATCGCCACCTACCTGCACCCGGGGTCGACGAACAACCTGGGATACAAGACAGGCCCGGCCATCACGGCCTCCGTCGCGGCCGCGGCGGGTGGCATGTCGTCGGCCGCGGCCGGCGCCGTGTACGCGCCCGGCGAGTTCCAGCCCTTCACCGAAGTCAACCAGGACCGCAACAACCAGCCCATCCCTGACGGCTGCACGGGCTGCTATGTCACGCTGCTCGGCGCCGGCGGCCCAGGCGGAAGGGGAACGTCGACGTACAACGCGACGGGCGGCTCCGGTGGTGGCGGCGGCGGCCGGATCAACCGGATATTCATCCCGCGCGCCGAGCTCGGCGACACCTACACCGCCGGGCACGGCGTCAACGGCGGCGACTCCGTGTTCACCTCCGGTGCAATCGCTTTACGAGCCGGCGGCGGCGGTGCCGGCTATTGCACCGCGGCCTACGGTGCGACCGCCGTGGGCGGCGCCGGCGGAACCTGGTCAGCGACCGGCCTGGACGGCGTTACCGGCGCCAACGGATCAGCCGGCGCGAACAGTTCGATGATGGGCGGCGCCAACGGCAACCCGAACACCGACGACGCCGGCCCGGGTGGAGCCGGCGGCCGCGGCTCGTACGGCGCGCTGTCCGGCGCCCAAACCACGGGCGCAGCATCGAGCACCGTGCCCGCCGGTGCGGCCGGCAAGCCCGGCGGTGACGCCCAGCCGGGCCACGCCGGGGCCAGCGGCGGCGAAGGCGCGGCCGGCGGCAAGTACGGCGCGGGCGGTGGGGGCGGCTACTCATACGGCAACGTGGCGGGCCAGCCCGGCGGCCCGGGCGCGGACGGCCTGGTGATGGTCGAGTGGGTCTGAGCTGATGGCCGTCGGTTGGTGGGCAGAATTCATCGCCACCGCGTCGGCCATGTTCGAGCAGATGGTCATGTCGATGACCGGCGCGCAGTCACAGTCGGGCACGATCCACGCCACCCTCCCGCAGCCGGTGACCGCGACCGTCGGCCTCATGCAACCAGAGGGAAGCATCAGCGCCGTCGAGCCTGGATTGGTTGCGGCGCTGACCGGTGCACAGCAGCAATCCGGCGTGATAGCGGCCAGCCTCGGTGTCCCATCCTCGGCGCTCGTCGGCGGCCAAACACAGTCGGGGATCGTCGCGGCCGCGCTGCAACAGGTTATGGCGTCCATGCTGGCGCAGGAACTTTTCGTCGGCGGAATCACGTCGATCGAACCGCTGATGAGCACGGCGCTCAACGGCGTCATGCTGCCGAGCGGCACCATCGCCGCCGCTCTCAAGCAGGTGTCGTCAGCCGGGGCCGGGGCGCAAACCCAAGCCGGCACCATCGCCGCAGCCTTGGGAATCATGTCGGCGGCGTTGGCGGCCGGCCAGACTCAACAGGGAACAGTCACCGGCGCACTCAGTCAAATGGCGTCGGCGATGCTGGGCGGCCAAGCGCAATCCGGTTCGCTGACCGCCTCGCTACAGAAGGCGATCACCGCACTGGCGGGAACCGACATCAACCCGACGTTCACCGACTTCAACGAGACCAACGTCGCGCGCACCAACTACGCGATCCCGTCCGGCACCGCGGGCTGCTGGGTCACCCTGATCGGCGCCGGCGGCAAGGGCGGCAGCGGCACATCGGTGTACAACGCCAGCGGCGGCGCCGGCGGTGGCGGCGGCGGCCGCGTGAACCGCATCTGGATACCGGTCGCGTTCCTGGGAAGCACCTACTCGACGTCGTTCGGCGTCAACGGCGTCGATTCGATATTCCAGTCGGGCTCGATCACGTTGACCGCCAACGGCGGCGGCCTCGGCGGCAACGGCGTCAACGGCGGCGACTCCGTCGGCGGCGCCGGCGGCAACTGGTCGGCATCCCCGGCCAGCATCAACGGCACCGCGGTCACCGGGGCGTCGGGGTCGGCCGGCGGCGGGTCGAACTGGTCGGGCGGCGGCGGTTCTCCCGGCGGCAACAACACCAGCGACGCCGGCCCGGGTGGTGGCGGCGGCCGCTGCTCGTGGGGCGGCATCTCTGGCGCTGCCGGCGCCGGCGGCACCAGCAGCACCGTTTCGACACCGGGCGGCAACGCCGCCACCCCGCCTCCCGGTCATGCAGGTGCGGGCGGCAGCGAAGGCCAGGCGGGCGGCAACTACGGCGCGGGCGGTGGGGGCGGCTACTCATACGGCAACGTGGCGGGGCAGGCCGGCGGCGACGGCGGCCAAGGTCTGGTGCTCGTCGAATGGAAAGGCGTCCCGCCCTCCTAACTAGTTGCTGCACAGCATGTTTCACCAATTGAAAGGAACGCCATGAACCAAGAATTGGAAGCGATCAAAGCTGTCGTGGACCCCGGCGAGGGCCAGGACTTGGATAAGGCGCGCGAGCTGTCCGACGCCTATGTCGCCGCGCACCCCGAAGAGTTCGCCGACTTCGAGGACATGACCATCGAGGCCGTGGTCCAGGCGGTCGACGTCTTCCGCGCCGCACAGATGCCCGATGCGCAATACCGGGCTGAGGCTTGGCATCTGCACAAGTGGTTGCCGCAGAACATCGGCGGCGAAGTGCAACCGCAACTCCGCTCCACCGCGAAATAGGAAGGGCACCAACGGATATGGGGACCTACTCGATCACCCCGGCTGTCGCGCAGGGAATGCTCAACGGCACCGGCTACGCCGAAGCATTAGGGGCGTCACCGAAAATCCGCATCTACAGCGGGCCCGTCCCGGCCAGCGCCAATGCATCGCTGTCGGGTAACACGCTGCTCGCCGAGCTGGTGGCATCGGCCACGCCACTGTCTGGATTCTCCGACACCGGCACCGCCGGGCGTGCCATCTGGGCGGAGATCGCCTCGGCGACCGCGCTGGCCACCGGAACAGCGTCGTTCTTCCGCACGGTGAACAACGCCGGCACGACCACGATCGACCAAGGCGCAGTCGGCACTGCGGCCACCAACCCGACACCGGAAGCCATCTTGAACACGGTGGCGATCACCGCCGGTTCCACGGTGTCGATCACGTCGCGCACCAACGATCTGCCTTACGGCCCGTAACCAGGCCGGACGCAACGCAACCGCTGACGGAATGTCGGCGGTTTTTTCATGCCCACCACACGAAAGGCCCCATCAGTGACCGTATCGTTTCGCGCCGGTATTCGCCGGCCCCGCTCGTCGAACCCGGCGTCGCTGACCCCGCGCCAGGTCGCGGCCGCGTACAACTTCCCGATCGGCCAGGCGACCGGCCGTGGCTTCGTCGCCGGCATCATCGAGTTGGGTGGCGGGTTCAACGCCAAACAGGTAGGAGAGTACTTCGCCGCGAATGACCTGGCGACTCCGACGTTCGTGTCGGTGCCCGTCGCCGGCGGCCGCAACAAGCAGGACAGCGCCGACGGCGCCGACGGCGAAGTGCAACTTGACATGATCGTCGCCGGCGCGGTCGCGCCGGCCGCCACGTTCCGCGTGTACTTCGCACCCAACACCGACGCTGGATTCCTGGCAGCCATCAAGCAAGCCGTCGCCGAATGCGACGGCGTGTCGATTTCGTGGGGCGGCCCCGAATCCAGCTGGGACGGCGCCACGATGGACGAATTCGCCGCCGTCATCAAGGCCGCCCGCGCCAAGGGTGTGCCCGTGTTCGTCGCCGCCGGCGACACCGGCTCGCAGGACTCGTCGGGCGCCGGAAATCAAGTCGACTTCCCGGCATCCGCGCCCGATGCGATCGGCTGCGGCGGCACCCGCCTGGCGCTGACGGCCGCGGGCGAGCGGGCGAGCGAAGTCACCTGGGACGACAACGACACCAGCTCGGCCACCGGCGGCGGCGTCAGCAAGCACTTTCCCGGCCGCCAGGTGCCCGACATCGCTGGCAACGCCGACCCCGACACCGGCTACGAAGTCATGATCGACGGCGAATCGACGGTCATCGGCGGCACCAGCGCGGTCGCGCCGCTGATGCTCGGCCTGCACGCGCTGCTGTGGGAATGCAACGGCGGCAAGAGCTTCGACTTCATGAACCTTGTCACCAGCAACCCGGCCGCACTGTACGACGTGACCGCCGGCGACAACGGCGCGTACCGGGCCGGCCCGGGCCGCGACGAAACCACCGGGTTCGGCGTGCCCGACGGCGCCAAGCTGCTGGCCGCGCTCACCGCAGGCAGCGCACCGCCAAGCCCGCCGCCGGCGGCCGACGCGCTGGCCGACTTCCCGGCGAAAGCGGTCGACGGGTGGCTCGAACACACGCACCGGTACACGAAAGCCGAAGCGGAAGCGGCCGACGCGCTGACCGCGTGGCTCAAGGCGCACGGGGTCACGGTCTGATGCCCAGCGTTGACGACTACGCGCTCGCGATCATCGCCGAAGGCGAGCGGGCGCGCACCGACGGCCCCGACGAGCTGCGCCACCCGGTCATCACCCCGCGTGGCATTCAGATCGCGTTGGCGACCGTGTACGTCGAGTCCGACTTCGTGATGTACGCCAACCCGAACAACCCTGAATCCGAACAGTATCCGCACGACGCCGACAGCTACGACGAAGACAGCGTCGGCCTGTTCCAGCAGCGGATCGAATGGTGGGGCACCACCGCCGAAGAGATGGACCCGGCCATGTCGGCGGCGATGTTCTTCCACCACCTGGTTGCCCTCGACGACGACTACAACGACCCGAACATCTCGCCGGGCACGTTCGCGCAAGACGTCCAGGGCTCGGCTTATCCAGACCGCTACGACAAGCGATTCGGCGACGCCGTGTCGCTGTACAACCGACTCACGAACGGGGGAAACACCACCGTGACAACAGCTATCGACCCGCGGCTGACCGCGCTACAGGCCGCGCGACCCGACTTCAACGAGTACCCGAACTGGTCAACCAACAACGAATCACGCCGCGGCACAACCGTCGACCTGCTGCTGGCGCACACCGAAGACGGCAGCGACACCGATAACGCCGACGGCCTGGCATGGTTCCTGCGCTCAACTGAGAACACCGACGACCCGCGCTCGTACCACTACACGATCAGCACCGGCTACCCGAAAGACGACGGCGTGACCGTCGTCGACGTCGTCGACACCGACTACGCCGCCTGGGCTGTCGGCGCCTCGAATCTGCGGTCGATCAACTACTGCATCGCCGGCTCGGAGTCGTATTGGCAGCGCGCCGACTGGATTGCACACGCCGGCCGCGCGATCGACGTCATGGCCTACCTGATGGTTCAGGACGCCATCAAGTACAACGTGCCGCCGAAAGTCATTGCCCCGCCCTACAACAGCGACCCGCCTGGCATCGCCGACCACCGGTATTGCTCGGTCTACCTGAAAGACGGCAACAACCACACCGACGTCGACGGGCCGACAGGCCCGTACGGGCCGCCATACGCCAAGTTCCCGTGGGACGTCTTGAGCGCGGCCGTGGCGAAGTACTGGGCGATCGCGAACGCCGCCGCCCCGCCGACCGACCCCGGTTCGCCGGCGCCGCCGGCCACGTTCCCGGCGCCGGCCGGCGACGTGGCGTTGCGGCTGCTGCTTGAACAGTTCCTCGGCCCGTTCGACGAGACGACCGGGCAGTTCACCGGTTGGCCGCAACTGTCCGGTGACCCGAACGCGCTCGCCGTGTTGCAGGCGAAGGTCAACGCCGGCACGCCGCTGTCGTTGGTCGACGGCGTGGCCGCCGAACGGTGGGGCATCAAGCCGGCCAGCTCGGGCGCCACACCACCGCCCGCGCCGGCGCCGGCGGCCGCGGCCGACGACAAGCCGGCCCAGGCGCCCGTGAAGAAACCACCGGCCAAGAAGGTGCCCGTGAAGAAGGCGCCGGCCAAGCGGCCAGCTCGGAAGCCGGCGCGCTGATGGCGACCGACGCCAACGGCAAATGGATCGGGCTCGGCGTCGGCGACGTCGACGACCCGCACACGCCACGCAACGCGCCGAACTGGAACGCCATCACCCTGCTACAGCAGAAGTTGCACGACAAGTACACGTGGGCCCGGGACGCGGGCATCGCCGTCACCGGCGCCTACGACCGCACGACAGCCGTTGCCGTCGAGCAGTTCTGCCGGCGCGTCGGCCTGCCCGTCATCACCGACCCGCACGGCTTCGCCGTCGCGAACCTGGCCACCCGAACCCGGCTCGGCTCGTACCCGCCGCCACCGCCGCCCCGGCACGCGATGCTGACCATTCGCGGCACCGGCGGCATCATCGGCCAGGACTACACCAGCCAGATCGCGCAAGCCGCCAGCGCAACCCACTACGAAGTCCCGATCGACTATGCGGCCAGCATGGGCGGCATCCCGGTCGCGGCCGCGACCGACCCCGAAGCGCCCAGCGGCAACGACGCCGCCGCACAGGCATACCAGCTCGTCGTTGACTGGCTCGAATCGACCACGGCGTCGTTCTCGTTGTGCGCGTACTCGCTCGGCTCCAAGGGCGCGGTGATGGTGTTGAACGACCTGTTCACCCCGGGCCGGCCGCTGAACAAGTACGCCGAGGGGTTCGTGTGCGCGGTGATGGTGGCCGACCCGTGGCGCCCGTTCGGGCACACCTTCTACCTCGGGCCGATACCCGACGGGCAGGGCATCGGGGCGCCGTACTACACGCTGACCCCTGAAGCGATCGCCGCACTCGGCTGGCGTATCTGCTGGCTGGCGAATCCGACTGACCTGTACACGAATTCACCGCTCGGCGCGACCGGACAAGTGCTGGCCGACGTCGAAGAAATCGTGCTCGAAACAGCGATTTCCGACCCGCTCGGCAGCATTCAACGCGCCATCCCGTACCTGCTGCGGCTCGTCGAGAAGGACGGCGGCCTCAACACCGTGTTCGGCGCCGGCCAGCTCGGCGGCATCCTGACCTGGCTCTCCGCCGGCACGACAGTGTTGACGGCCGGGCTCGCCGGCCTGTTGTTGCCCGTCTTCGAATCCGCATTCGCAGGGCTCATCGCCGGCATATCCGGCAACGGGTCAAACCTGCCGCCCGGCATCGCCGCCGACATGCAAGCAGCCATCTTGGCGCTCAAGTTCTACGGCTCGGGCATCCGCGGCCACGTCTCCTACCACGACACCCCGTGGGGCAGCGGGCCGCAAACGTACCTACAGCTCGGCGTGCAGCACGCGAACGACTACGGCTCGCGCGTCTCAGTCGCCACCTGACACCACCACCACGAAAGGAACAGCACCGACATGCTCGCAAAGCTCAAGGCGTGGGCAACAAGTCCCGCGTTCAACACCGTCCGCGCCGTCATCTATGCGGCCGTGCCCGCAGTGCTCGGCGCGCTGGTCACCGCCGGCAAGCTGTCACAGGACCACGCCGCGCTGTGGTCGGCCGTCGGCGTCGCGTTCTTCGGGCCCGCGCTGGCCGCCGTGTTCGCGCCGAACGGCTGGCGCACATGGCTGTTCGGGCTCGTGGCACCCGTGCAAGCACTCTTAGTCGGCCTCGGCGGCGCGAACAACGTCGTCGCGGCGGTCGTGGCTGCGGTGCTGACGTCGATCGCCAGCTCCGGTGTGGCGGCCTCCAACGTGCACCACGTGACGCCGGCGAAACTGCCGGCGCCGCGTAAAGAAGCGGCATAGGGTGTCGGTGGCCGTGGATAAGGTCAAACCTCCGCTGCTCATCGAGTCAGGCCCGGTGTATCAGAGCTTCGCTCTGATGTGCTTCGCGCTCGGCGTGGTGCTCATCGCAGCGCCGGCCGACTGGTACGGGCCGAGCTGGCATTACTTCCCGCAGTTGCCGCACAACGGATTCGGCATGGGCTTGTGCTGCTGCGGCATCGGCGGCGCCCAGCTCGCCGTGCTGGCGTGGCGGCGCACGTCGCTCATCTTGTCGGTGTTGTTCTTCTTGGGCGGCTTCGTGTTCTGGACCGCCGGCGTCATCCTGGGTGCGGAAGGCATTCTTGGCCGCCAGGGGCTCATGGAAGCCCCGTTCATGGTGGTGCTCGGCGGCCACAACATCGCGCTGAGCGCATCCCTGATGAACCATCACCGCGCCAGCCAAAGGACGCCCGAATGATCCCGGCATTGATCCCGACGTTTCTGGCCTGGTCCGCGTCTGGGCCCGCCGACACTGGTTCGTCGTCGAGCTTCGCCGCGGCGATCGTCGTGTCGCTGATTACGAGCGGAGGGTTCTGGTCTGTGGTGCTGTTCGTGCTGAGCCGCCGGTCGAGCGAACGTAAAGAGCAAACCACCGCGTTGAACAAGAGCATCAAAGACTTGCGCCGCTCATCGTTCCTGCTCATCGACGCTTTCGAGGGCATGTTGGTGAAGTTGCAGACCGACGACGGCGGCCAGACATGGCAAGCTCGGCTGGCCGGCAGCGAGGTCGACCAGATTCGCCGCGAAATCCGCACCGCCCGCAGCCTTCTCTACGAGGGACAATGATGCGCCGCGCGGCCGCGCTGTCGCTCGTGGTGTTGGCGTTGCAAGCGGCGTGGTGTGCTGGCGCGGCGTCGGCCAGTCCCGGAGACCCCGGGCAGTCGCCGTGCGAGTACCCGTTCAGGGGCGTTTCGGTTGTCGTCGACCCGGTGCTCGGCCAAGCGTCCGGCGGGTATTGCGAAGGGCCGCCGGAAGAAAACGGCTCGCACCACAGGTGTGCGTGGGGCGATTACACACTCGGCGGCTCGATCGGCGGCGCGCACGCAACGGTCGGCGTCGCGGCCGGCGGCGGCGGCGGGCAATGCGACTACTTCTGCCCCGACGGCGCCGTGGCCGACTGGCCGAACCCGCCGGGCGCGTGGAACGACCACCTCGTGCCGAAGCCGTGCAAGCCGAAAGCCGAAGCGGCGCCGGCGGCCGCCGACGACCCGGGCACACTACTCGCGCCACCGCCGGCCGGCATCACGCCGGCCGTGACGAACCCCGACGTCGGCAATCCCGACGCGATCACGAACGCGGCGCGATGAAGAGGCCGCATCTCGAAGCTGGCCGACCATGCGACGGCGACCGTCACGCTTGGCTGGTTGTGGCTGGCCGCTATCGTCATCGCCGGCATCGCGGCGACTTTCGACAAGTTCTGACGAGCACGAAAATGCGGTAGCGGCCGGGCCGGCCGTCCCCCGACGGAGTATGGGCTTTCGCCCAGCGCGACCCGGCCGCTACCTACCCGGATAACCGCCCCCAACCGGTGCGGCCCGCGCACCATAGCAACCTCCTACGACACGTCAACTTCGCGCCCGGCCTGCCCTCGAAAAGGGGTGGGCCGGGCGCGATTTGGCGTTTCAGCAACCGGCCCCGCGGCGCAGAACGGCGACCAGTCTTGCGAGCTGGGCGCCGGTTCCTGGTGTTGGCCGCGACTATCCGTAGCCGCCGCACCCGCCGGGCGGCGCCGGGTTGTGGTCAGGGCCCATGCACACCGGCTTGCCGCCGCCGCTGCCGCTGTACTGGCCCGACCAAGTGATCTGGTGCCAATACGTGCCATCGGGGTATGGGATGCCGTCGCACCAGCCGACGCCGAAGCCGCCGGCGCCGCCCGGGCAACTGCCGTGTGACCGGTCGGGTATGTGCGGGTCTTCCCACGGCGGCGGCGGGTCGGCGTGCGCCGGCGCGGCTCCGGCGATGGCGGCGAAGGCCGCGAGCGCGGCGAGCTGGCGCTTCATGACGAGCACGCCGGGCAGGCTGGCGATTTCGGCTGCCAGTGGTAGCCGCCGCTGGGCCCGTCGCCGCCGGGCGTCACGGCCGAGCCGCCGAGCGGAGGGTTGTTCCCGGTGCCGTACGGCAGCCACGGTTGCGGCGCGAGGCAGTCGTAGTCGACGTTGTAGTTCTGCCCTAGGAACTGGCAGGTCGGGCCGGCGTGCGCCGCGTTGGCACCCGCGACGGCGGCCGCGCCGAGCGCGCAGGCCGCGGTGGCGGCCGCGAGTAGTCGCTTCATGATCGGGTTCCTTTCCTGATTGGGTGGGTCGACATCGGAGTCGTGGGGTAGCGGTTCATCACATGCCGGGGCAGCTCGGCGGCCGGCCACGGCGGCGCGGGCGCGGGCCGACGCGGCGCCGGGCCGCGGTCGGCCGTCATCGCGGCGAGCATCTGCTGCCGATACTCGTGATCCGCCCGGGCCGCGACGGCCGCGCGCCGACGCAACGTCCGGTACACCACGTACGCGCAGACAACGATCAGCACCGGAATGAAGAACCACGGGTACGCCAGGATCACCCCAGCGACGGTGTAGAGCGCCGGCAGGCCGACGAACACGCCAGCACACACAGCCGCGGCCGGATGCCGATCGCGCCAGCCGTCGCGCTCGGATTCGAACCCGCAACGGGGGCAATAGTGCGCGCTCATCGCTGGCCCAGATCGTGTCGCGACAAACGCCGACTCTTGCCGAGCTGGCGAAGCACGGCGACGGGTTCTTTGGTCGCATGGCCGGCACCGCGCCGCTTGTGCGGCTTGCACATTGCGCACCCGCGCCACGAACGGCCGGGATGATGTTGGCTCATGCTCATTCCCCTTCCAGGCGGGACGTTACAGCTCGCCGTCAGACAACCACGGGGCTTTGGTGAACGTTTCACCACACAACTGGGTTTTACCAGGTCGCGACAAGTCACGGACCACCATTCACCACCGCATTTCCGCAGGTCAACCCATCTTTATTCCGGGTTCGATTCCCGGCAGCTCCACAATTTAATGCAGGTCAGGTTGGGTAAATCGACCGGGCCGAGGCCACGTCAGCACCGCGTCAGCACATTCGACGCTAGAATGCCTGGCGTGGCCTTTGTTCGTGAGCGCAAGCGCAACGACGGAACGTCCTACTTCTCGGTGACATACCGGATGGGCGGTCGGGGATCGCGCCAGTCGTCAACCTCGTTCCCCGAGCAGAAACAGGCGGATAGGTTCAGTGCCCTGGTGGGTGCCTACGGCCCGGAACGGGCGTTGCAGCTAGTCGGTATCCCAGACACACCACAGGGCAACGGCGCGGCGTCGCTGACGGTGGCCGAGTTCCTTGGTCGGCATATAGACGACCTGTCGGGCGTCGAGCGCAAAACTCTCACCGAGTATCGGCGCTATGTCCGCAACGACATCGGTCCCGCGCTCGGCGCGCTGCCGTTGGGGAAGTTGACCCGCGCCGACGTTGCCGGGTGGTCAACGCCATGCAGGAGGCCGGAGCCAAGACGGGCACCATGCAGAACAAGCACGGGTTCCTGTCCGGGGCGCTGAAGCAGGCCGTCGAGGACGGTCACCTCCCCGCGAACCCGTGCGACGGCGTAAAGTTGCCGAGGACAGAAGAACGTCAAACGGTGTTCCTGACCCGCGATGAGTTTCAGATCCTCAAAGCCACGTTCTCGGAGCACTACCGACCTTTGGTTGAGTTTTTGGTGGCGTCGGGTTGCCGGTTCAACGAGGCCGTAGCGCTCAAGCCGAGCGACGTTGACCGTGAGGCGTGCACCGTGCGGATCGCCCGCGCATGGAAGCAGGACGGCACACGGTACCAACTGGGGCCGCCTAAAACGAAGAAGTCAAACCGAACCATTAATGTGCCTAAATCGGTTCTGGATCAACTTGACTACACCCATGAGTGGCTGTTCACCACCACGAAAGGCGAACCGATCCGACTGTCCACCTGGCGTACGAACGTGTGGAACAAGTCGCGGGCCAGGGCGCAGGCCAGCGACGCGAACAACCCAGACAAGTCGGTGTTAGCGAAATCGCCTACGCCGCACGACATGAGGCACACCTGCGCCAGTTGGATGATTCAGGCCGGGGTGCCGCTGCCGGTGATTCAGGCGCACTTGGGCCATGAGGCGATCACAACGACGGTTGACCGGTACGGGCATCTGGACCGCAGCAGCCACGCTATCGCCGCTGACGCGATCGGCAGCATGCTGTCGTAA